CGAGTAAACCAGTATACAAATGCATACTATACACCGAGCCAGCGAGGAGCCGAACCATCCATTCGAGGCAGAAAATTGTATATTCCAATCAATACTTGGTTTACTACATCAAGTCAAATGGCTTTTCCGCTCGTATGTCTACAATACAATACATTGCAAATCGACGTCACCCTTCGCCCGGTTAAAGAACTTTATGTAATTCGCGACGTTACTGATCCTGAAAATGAATGGCCGTATGTACAGTCAAATTACACGCTGAACGAGCATCAATTTTACCGGTTCTTACAGACCCCACCAGATGTAGAACTTGGACCGTCGTCGTATACCGATACTCGAACCGATTGGAACGCCGATGTTCATATGATTGCCACATATGGGTTTTTATCTGCCGAAGAAACAGCGGCATTTGCAGCAAACGAACAAAAGTATTTGATAAAGGGTATATATGAATGGGACTTCAAAGATGTGACCGGAAATACTCGAGTTAAACTCGAAAACACGTTGGGAATGGTAGCCAGTTGGATGTTTTTTTTTCGTAGAAGTGACGCTTTTTTACGAAACGAGTGGAGCAACTATACAAATTGGCCGTATGAGTACTTACCACACGACATTGAACCTGCTGAGATGACGTTTCCACCCAGTCGACAGACTACTGAAGGATGGAAGCCTCTACAAGTATCAGGTGTTACTGGGGAACCTCTTGAAACAAGAACTCCGTATCATATTGGACCGGGTAGAAATCCGTGTATTGACGAAGCAGGTCGACTTGAATCTCATACATTTAGCAACCGTCGAACGGGTTATTATACTACAGGGTTATTTGAACCCGGTAACCAAAAAGAAATCCTGAATACACTTGGTATTGTTTTTAATGGAAAGTATCGAGAGAATATATGGGACGCGGGAATATACAACTATGTAGAAAAGTATGTTCGAACAAAAGGTAACCCGCCTCCGGGATTATATTGTTACAATTTTTGCATAAACACTGATCCAAACGACTTGCAGCCATCTGGAGCAGTTAATATGAGTAAATTTACCCAAGTCGAATTAGAACTATCAACTATTTATCCATCACTGGATCCGAACGCTTCATTCCATATGATTTGTGATCCAGTTACACGACTACCGATCGGTGTAAACAAAACGAATTGGCGTATTTACAACTATATGTTTGACCTTACTCTTATCGAAGAGCGGTATAATGTACTTACATTTATTTCTGGAAACTGTGGTCTCATGTATGCTAGATAAATAGATAGATAGGTATATAGATACGAAACACGAAATAAATAATTCTGAATGGATATAGATATTATGCATGAAATACATATTATATACCTTTATAGAGTATGACCTGGTTGCTTGCCCTAAACTCAGTGTTATTTGTAGCAACCCTATCCGAATATTTGATCTGCATGAAGTATGTAAACCTGGAGTATGACTACAAAAACGAATGGTTTAATGTCTTACTTAGTTTATTGTTTACACCATTTTATAGTTGTTTCTTTATAAATAAATTCTCATGGACGAAAATAAAATTTTATACGTCAAAGGAAATGCGACACGTTTTAATTTATCCAGTGGTTACCGGAATATTATATACAATTGAAACAGTTACTGTTTTTTTCGCACTTAACACGATTACTCTTAGTTACTATACTATATTAAGGTCCGGATTTATTATATTCAACATTCCATGGTTCAAATACCTGTTAAAAAAACCGGTAACTCGCATTTACATTGCAAGCTGTGTTTCACTTGTTGTCGCTCAAGTGGTCTCGACTGTTCAGTATGTATCACAGTACAGCTCGAGTCCTATGGGAAAAAATGTAGTTCAAAACGCAGCAATTGTAATGGTGTCGTGTTTTTTGAACTCGGCATATAACAATATTATTGAGTATTCAATGGCACTCTATGGTACTCAATTACAAAATATTGACTTTCAAATCATTTTTCAATGCACGTATTTGATGATTGCTGCACCGTTTGCGGTATTCTACACGATAAAACACGTCCCGCCTGTAACTGCAAGTACGATTACCATGTATTTTTTCATTGCATTTGGTCTTCAACTTTACATGTTTAACAAAATATACATTCTTAACAGTAAACAAACATCTATTCCCGCAAATATTTTATTAAGCGGATTAGACTTATTGCGACGTATTATTCAGTTGACATATTCGTTTGTCTGTTTCAATGAACCATTCGATGCAGTAATTGGAATTTCTCTTGGATTCCTTGGTCTTTCTGCTTGTCTTTTGTTGTATCAATATATATACGACCATATACGTGTAGGTCAAGAGTTTAATATGCGTATCAAACACGTCGAACTTGAAGAAGTGTGAATAAAGTTATAGTATTATAGTTTTTAAGAAAAAATTGATTTTGTTACGTGATTTGGGTTTTCAATATAATAAACATAACCATAAACATGTTTGCATATTTTCGGTCTCAGAAAGATCAGTCTCAATCCCAACTCCAACTCCACTTCTTTCTGGAGTTTATTTCAAACAAGATGCGCGCCAATCTACGAGCCAGTGCTTCTCCATTGTCCGGGTTGGATGTTTCAAATATCGAGGTTGCCACAATGCTGGCCCAAATTTACATGTGCGAATTCGAATGCACAATGAATACCCTAAATCAAGTGCATAGAATTGCAGCCTGTTACCATGAGAAAGCATTTGACAATCTTGATAAATATATTGACAATACACGACCAGCGCAACTTGCTCCACATGAAATGACTGCCGAGCAGCGGCATGCTTCACAGGTTCTGGTTGGTGTTGGCCAGCGATATTCAGAAGTCAATATTTCATTGAAGAATATCGAATTGTCGTCACGAGACATTGAGAATTTCAATACAAACAATGAGAAAATCATCTTCGTAGCCAAACAGTTTCAAGAGTCTAGAACCACTGTGGAAGACGCGTTTGACCGTTTGAATCATGTTTCCAAAGAAGTTTGGAGCTTGGTGAATATGCTCGCATTTTCAAATCTGTTTAGATTCGCCGATCCGAGACAACCAATATGTATTCCAAACACGAGTGATGCTATCTTCATTCCACACATTCCGACTAACCCTCATATGCGATAACTTGAAAAAATAAAACAAATAGAAATACAAATACAAAACTTATTTTTTATTTATAAACCATATAAAACAAGTAACGCTATATTTATTTATGTATTCGGATAAAATGCAAATCTGGTTCATTGTTGCCCATTCACACTTGCAGGGCATTTCAAAAAATGGTAGTATACCATGGAGGTGTAAAAACGACATGAAATTTGTAAAAAAAATAACTACCGCTGCTGGTTTGAAAAACGGACTTTTAATGGGTCGAAAAACATTCGAGTCAATTGGAACAGTATTGCCAGGCAGAGAAACTATTGTTGTGTCATCCCGCGGTGCAACTGCTGTGTCAGAAAACGTTCATTTTGTAAACAACATTGCGTCTGCAATTCAGACGGGAGAAACGCTCGGATTAGATGTATTGTGGATTTTTGGAGGAGGCACCATATACGACCAGTTTCTCCAAGACGAGTTTCGTGACAAAATTGACGGATTTTTCATTACCAGCGTCCCTGAGTTTGAATGCGATACATTCATTCATACAAACTTGTGTGACATTTTATTGCCGCCAGCAAATATTGATAATGTCCCAGTACCTGTTCCAGTGCCAGTGCCAATATATCGTTCGTTTATTCATGATAAACCGAGTATAATACTCGAAACATGTACGGATGGAGTATACGAACTTACAGCTTTTTCTAGACTTCCGGTTGCGGGTATTCATAAACAGTGGTTTACAATTTTAGATTCATTTTCAGTATTAGCTTCATAAAAAATATAAAAAATAATAAGTATAGATAATATAAACTATATATCATGGACTGGTATAAAATTTTATATTATGTTATTCTTTACGGGTCATATTTATTATACGGCATTCTTCTTCTTGCTATTTTAGGAGGACTTCCAAATGTAAATATGTCGGATAAAATACCAGAATATTTGAACGTTCTTCAAAATAGTTTGAAATATTATGTATGTTTTTTTTTAATTATTAGGTTTAATCCATTTACACGATCAAGAGGAAATGAGTTTACCGATTTTGACGCAGACGTTGTTTTTTCATCAGCGATATTTCTCATACTAACAACGTCGTTTACATCGGTAGTTTATACATATGTAACGAAATATGTAAAGGATCCAATAAAAAATGCAGCGGAAGCTACAAATAGCATGGAAGGTTGGAAAACAAAGTATTTAGATTTCATAAGTAGTAAATAAATATGTGTGATATTACACCGTTATACAGGCAATGATCGTTGTGTAATTTGTATTTATTTATTTATCTATTTATTTATTTATAAAAATATATTTGCTTATTTTATAAATCATTTTTTATTTGTGTAATAGTGTAATAAATATATTGGAAAGAATGGTACGCAGAACCCGCATAAATATATAGAAATTTCAGATGAAATAAAGATTCACATTCCTGATAAAAATGAATTTTTTGAGATACTTACAACAGTATTGTTTTTTTCAGCCATAAGCGGATTAGTAAGCGCGTATATTATTAAACATCATTTGTAGTATCAAGTTTATTTTTATTAACATTGGGTAAATCCGTCTCTTCTAGGCCTTTATATTTTGGATTCATCATTTCATTGATTTTTTTTTGTTCGACGCAGTCTTTTAACATCATCTCTTTTTCGTATACTTTTTTTAACACGACCGTATTTATGAAAGGGTTGATTAAAAAACCATTTCACTTTCTCTAGTATGGTTTCTCCAACTAAAAGGTCAACCTCCATTTCGTCATCATCGTATTTCAAGGATGCATCTCCATTCGGATCGACTGAAAAATCAGTTTCATGTTTTGAAACTATATTTTTTAATTTAGAAACGGCGTGAGCTGAACTGGAGAATCCGAGTGACGTAAAAAGAGGGCTCTTCATAAACCGATCTACAAAAATGTATTTGGGTATATTTCTCTCATATGGTTTTACTTCAATCACATAAACATTTTCTGTATGCATTCCTGGGTGAACACGATCATCTACAAAAAAAATCTCAAAATTTCCTTCAAGGCTGCTGCATCGAACCAAATCATTATATGTTTTGTCATGACTTGTACGTTTGAATTCTACTATTTCTCCGTTTGGACGTTTAAATGCTCCAATTACTCTATCAAATAATGGATAC